GAAGAAGCACAATACATGTTGGCAGTTTTTCACTTTTTAAGAAGTATCACTAAAGCATTTTATGGCGACAGTGCTGTGAAAAGTGGTTTTTATGGTACTCCACCTCCTGTGTTGTTGTTTGAATACTTAGGAGAGTTTGGATTTAACAAAGTGCCAGTGATTATAAGAAACTACAACTTCCAATTGCCAGCAGATGTGGATTATGTGCCTGTACAGTTTAAAGGCACCACAACATACATGCCAGCAGAAACAAGTTTGATGATTGAATTGGCTCCGCAATACACCTATAAGAAAACAAGAACATCGTTTGATCTTAATTCATTTACCAGCGGTAGAGATTATACAAAAGGATTTATCTAATGGCAGATTTTCACAGCAGAGAAAGTTTTTTAAGAAGAGCACCGGTAAATGATTTTTATTTGGACATAAACAATTTGCCCAAAATACCCAAAAGTACCAGCGATAGATTGTATGAAATAGAATCCAAATACGCCAACAGACCAGACCTATTGGCGCACGAATTATACGGCACAGTGAGATTATGGTGGGTGTTTGCATTAAGAAATCCTGATCTGTTAATAGATCCTTTGGAAGATTTTAAATCTGGTTTAGCAATCTACTTGCCCACACGAGAAACAATAAACAGAGTAATTGGTTAATGACTGATAAAAATCCAAAACAATCAGAAACACAGATTGAAGATAGATATCTGGGTGCTGTTCAAGGCAACATTCTTGATGCTTTCCAAAACACCAGTTATACTCTAAAACTGTATATGATTCCTGATTTAACACAAAGTGGTGGTGGATATTTAAATGGAGCAATGGAGGCAGAACCAGGTGAAACTGTTGTTATTGCTCAGTCCAGTGTTACTGGTGTTCAGATAGATAATCTCAGTATAGAAGTGCAAAAAGGACCTTCGGGATCTTTTGCAACATCAGCAAATTTTACTCTTATACAACCAGGCGCCGCAGACTTGTTGGATCAAATACAAGCCGCTAAAAAGCATTTAAAAATAAAAGCAGGCATGTTTGCGCCAGTGCCGTTATTTTTAAGAATAGATTTTAAAGGTTACACTGAGGATTTAGACGACAATGAAGCCGGTGGAGAAATAAACACAAGTATAGCAGGCCCATACATTTACAAATGTGAAATTGCCACAATAGATATAACCATCGATGATACAGGAAGTACATATGACGTCAGTGTAACTATTGGTAGTGATCATGGTTATGCAGATCAGTATTTTACTCTACCAGCAGACACAAGTTTTACAGGCAACACCATCGATGAGTGTATAGAAGATTTAGAAGAAACTCTCAAACGTTTTAGAGAAAACAATTATAAAGAAGAATTGGTTCATGACGAAGTGGTGTTTGATCTAAGCCAACTCAAATCAGTTTTACAAAACAGAAAAATCAAATACAGTAATGCCAAAGTAGCAGAACAAGTTAACCGTTTGATGAATGCAGAAGCACAAGGTATCAAAAGCAGAGAAGAATTTGAAAAGAGATTAGAAGACGCACCAGAAAGTTTAGATGGTGGTGTAAAGGCTAGTGGTGGTTGGTTTGCCAGAGATAGAATACAGGTAAAAGAAGGCACAAACTTTCATAAAATTCTAACCACTATGTTGGTAATGAACGAAGAGTTTCTAGATAAGAGCAGTAGAAAAAAAGTTTTTGATGATCCTAATATTGATGAGGATGGTGTAGATCTCAATAAAACATTCACATATTGGTATAAAATGGAAGTAGATGCAGAATATATAAAAGATGGTTTTGATGCTAGAAGGAATGTGTATGCTCAACGAATTACTTACAAACCAATAATATACAAAACAGCAGATCAAGATTTAAGTGTTACACCAGGTGAATTTAACCTCAAAAAAGAAAATGTTAAAAAAAGAATTAATGAACTATTAATCAAAAAAGCATATCACTATTTGTACACAGGATTGAACGATCAAATATTGAGTGCTGATATCAGTTACAAAGCAGGACAACTTTTATTAGCGGCTCCAGGTGGTGGTTTGTTAGGTGATCCGTCAACAAGTTCTAATGCACCAGGTAAACCAAATGTTGAACCAAATAAAGATTTAGATGGTGTGGATGACAAAGCAAAAATTGCGGCGGCACAAGAGGACACCCAAGGTATTGCAGACGCTCTAAAAAATGATAGCAATTTAGTAAACAGACTGCAAGACAAGTTAAATTTAACAGACGACGAAGTCAAAGAAATTCAGAAAGACAAAGAAAAGAGAAACAACTTAGCACAAACTATTGTGTATCTCAACAACAATGGTCAAGATCCATTAGGATACTATAAAAGTGCAAAATCCACACAAGACCCACAAACCAAGGTAGACGAAGATTTTTCAAATTCATCTTACAAGCCAGATCCCAGCGGTTATATATATGGTGCAGATTTGCTATCTAATATGGGTGGTAGTGAAACTGTGATAGGAGAATTAACTTCACAACAGGCATTAAATTCTTTGAGATCTGCTATAAATGGTGATTTAGCAACAGATCCAATGCCGTCATTTGATTACACCAAAAGTGTGCAAACCACAAGTTCAAACACAAATGATGGCACAGCAAAAGCCACATTATTTGGTTACATGTTTCAAAATGTAAACGATGCCAGCATACTTGTAGATTTAAATTTGAAAGTACGTGGAGATCCTTGGTATTTAGGGCCACCGGAGGTGGATCCAAAAGCACCTAAAAAAGTTGCCAGTGCCAGTGAGGAAGATCCTGAGTCCAAAGATGAGTACATTGTGTACAATAGATCCGATAATTACTTTTTGTTCACCATGCAGACACCTAGAGTAAGAGACCCAGATGTTTTAGATGAAGACAATAATACTGGTTATGTTAGTCAAGCCGGCACAGCATATTTTATCAGTGGAGTATATCAAATTATAGGCGTAACTGCAAACTTTAGCAGAGGCATGTTTGAATTAGATGTACATGCAAAAAAACAAACTGCACTCAGTTTAGCAAAATTCGATTTAACTGATGTGGACTATGAGGCATAAAAATGGCATACAAAGCAGACAGATTTAAAACCAGTAAGAAGAACCCAAAAGACAAATTAGTAGAACATGCCGAGTTAGATTTTGGAATTTATCTTGCTGAAGTCATTGTAAGACCAAAAGATGCAACCCACAGCGGTAGATTAACAGTGTTTATTCCTTCCTTGGCAAAAGACAGAGACGATCCCTCAGGATATTATAATGCTTATTGGAGTAGTCCGTTTGCAGGAAGCACTCCTAGCAACAAAGTAGGCGAAAATATCTACGATTATGCACAAACACAAAAAACATACGGAATGTGGATGGTTCCACCTGATGCGGGAAATTATGTTTTGGTTGTGTTTGCAGATGGTAAGAAAAAATTTCCTGTTGTTATTGGTTGTATGTTTCCAGATCAACTACAATATATGGTGCCAGGCAATGCTGTAGGTAACACATACGGCGTAGATCAAAAATTACCAGTAGCAGAAAAAAACAGAAGAGAAGTTGATTTAGATCATGGTAATCAAGCACGAAGACCAATCAATCCTCATGTGACCAAAGCAATACTGGATCAAGGCTTGATCAATGATAAAATTAGAGGACTGTCTTTTGCAAGTGCTAGAAGAGAATCTCCTAGTAGAGTATTCGGAATTTTAACTCCAGGGCCAGAAGTACCTAACAAAGACACTGGAAAACTTGACGGTACAAATAGACTACCAGGACATAGCATTGTGCTGGATGACGGCGACAGTGTAGGAGATAATAAAAATATAAGATTAAGAACCGGTGGCGGTCATCAAATATTAATGGATGATTCTACAGGTATTTTGTATGTGATCAATAAATCAGGAACTGCTTGGATTGAATTATCAAACGACGGGGATATAAATCTTTATGCTGAAAAAGATTTCAACATGCGAGCAAGAGGCAACGTGAACATTAGGTCCGATAAAAATTTAAACTTAGAAGCAAACACATCTATTAATGTAAATGTGGGCGACTATGAAACGGCAGATTCTAATTCAGATGAAGATGGCAATGTACGAGGCAATCTAAATATCAATGTTGGAAACACCACAAGTTGGTTGAACAAAAACGATTTTAAATTACAAACAGATTCAAATGGATTGTTAAGTCTAGTTGCAGGCACAGATCTGTTTACCACAGCATCTAATCATGTAAACATTTCAGGTAACAATAAAACAAAAATCTTTGGTGCTAGTGGAGTTGATGTAAAATCTGGGTCTGACATCAATGTACAAGCAAGCGGTTTATCTAACATACTGGGATCACAAGTTCACTTAAACGACGGCGGAAGTGCAGAACAAGCCGTCATAGGATTAAATGCTGATCCTTTACCTATAACAGAATACGAAGACCAGGCTGACACCAAGCCAGATTGGGATTACGATGAAAATGATGTTGATGAAAACACTAATCCAATTCCTAGTGAAGGTAAAAGACCGGGTGTTAGAGATAAGATAAAAAGTATATTGTCTAAATTAACGACTAGAGAACCTTGGGAAGGAAGAGAAAACTAGGATTTAAGTTTACCAAGTTCGCTGGTTAAATCAGCAATTCTAACATACGCACGATATTTTTGTTCTTGCTCATCATTAACTAATTTTTTAAGAACTTCAATTTCCTGCTGTAATACTCTACATTCATTGGTAGCCTGTACCAACATACGTCTAAGTTGCTCTTCCAATGTGTCGTTTAATGACGACACTGATATTTTTTCAGTTTTCATAAAAAATCACTTTGTTTAAAATGTCCACAGTATCATAGGTTAAAAGTATTTCATTATGACTGACTTTTAATCTACAATGTTCGACATTGTTAAAATTTGCTGGAACACTTTCCTGTGTTTCAACTGTTAGTAAACCGTCATTGGGTCTGGATCCTAATCCAGCAAGAGCGTTTCCGCTCTTGGTTGTACCTTCTGTGATAACATTAGTTATCTTAAATTTATTGTTAATACTGCTCAATGATATGATTAGATCACTTCCTGGCTTTGTTGCTTCAAACAATTTGCTTTGTCTAAAAACCATGTTCAACCACCTTGCTGTTCTACTTCCTCCCCATGGGGCACTGAGAGCAACAAAGTTGTCTATGTTTTGAAACTTTTCTGAGCATTTCATTCCTAACAAACAACCATAACTGTGAGCAATGATGGAAAAATTCATCAAACCATAAACATCTCTGATTTTATTAACAAATCTGTCCACTATCACATCAGGTGGTTCCTGTGTGTCATATTCTAAAAACAATATGTTGTGTTCAGGCAGAAACACATCTAGGTAATTAAAACTTAGAGCACTTTGCCCAGAGCCGTGAATAAAAACAATATTTTGTTTAGGCTGATCTGACATCTGTCACAAGTTTTTCCATATCAAAAAACTCTTGGGGAATTTTGTCTTTCTGACCAACTAGATTGACCATTTCAAAAATCACATGTTTTTTGGTATGGTAATCATAGATACCCAAAGATTGAATACGATTGTTTTTCTTTTCAATCATTTTGAAAAAACGGTTGCCATAACCAGTAGAATTACCGCTTCGAACAACAGTTTTGTTTGCTTCGTCCATTTTTTTAACAATGCTGTCAAAAAATTCAATTACATTACGCATTTTACGTCCTATAGTAATAAGTGTGAAAAAATGTGTCTTACAACACTCCACTATTATGTATTCTTTGCGATCCAATGTCAACCTTTTTTTTGGCCCTATTAAAACGTGTTTTAATGGTATATGATAAATATTGATATGGCAAACATATATCGAGGCTTTAGTACAGCAGGTAAGATAAGAGCACCATACACACTTACAGATGGTGAACTTATCAAGAGAGATTTACTCAATGAACTCTACTCAAAAAGAGGAGAACGAGTAATGAGACCTAACTATGGTGTAAGCATCTGGGACACACTGATGAACCCTTTAGATGATTTTGTGGTTCAAGAAATCAAAGATGAAGTACAACGTGTAGTACAAAAAGATCCCAGAGTTGATTTACAAGAAATATTCACTGAAGTTCTCGATCATACCATAAGAGTAATTGTGCAATTAAGGTACAGACCGTTTTTAGACGAAGATACATTATTCTTAGAGTATGCAAGGCAAGATACAGAGATTTAATAATGGCGGTTAACAGCAGACAAAATAATTTATTCGCGGCAGAAGATTGGGCCGTAGCATATCAAGCATACAGCCAAGTTGATTTTCAGGCGTATGATTTTGACACCATCAGAAATGCTATGGTGGAATACATCAAGACAAATTTCCCAGAAAATTTCAATGATTATATTGAAAGTTCTGAATTTATAGCAATAATAGAACTTTTGGCATATCTTGCACAAAGTGTTGCATTCAGAATGGATGTAAACACCAGAGAAAACTTTTTAGAAACTGCAGAAAGAAGAGACTCAGTTTTCAAACTGGCACGACAGTTAGGATATAATCCAAAAAGAAATATTCCAGCAAGTGGTTTGATGAAAATTGTAAGTGTGTCTACCACCGAACCGTTGACAGACAGTTCAAACAATCCTCTAAACAATAGAACAATCAGTTGGAATGATGCTAACAATCCTGACAGTTATGAACAATTTATCACAATTTTAAACAGTGCATTTGGCAATGTAAACAGATTCAGTAAGCCTGTAAAAACAGGCACCGTGGGCGGCATAGTCACTGATAGATATGATATCAACACACCAATCAGCAGTCCTATTGCATACAACTTCAAAGTTAGAGTAAATGGCATCAACAGATCATTTGATTTTGTGAATATGGATTTCACAGACAATGGTGTGTTTTCCGAAAAACATCCTGACCCAACAAACAATTTTTCAATGGTGTATAGAAATGATGGATTAGGTTTGTCCAGCAAAAACACAGGATTTTTCATGCTGTTCAAACAAGGTATTCTGGACTTTCTAGATTTTAATTATGCTCAACCTGTTGAAAACAGAACAGAAGATATTGCGGTGGAAAATATCAACGAGTACGACACATATTTCCAGCAATTAGACAGTTTAAAAAATGTGATTGCAAAATGGGAAAAAGTGCCAAACACAATCGGTCAAACATTGATGTACAATGTAAAAGCAAAAAACACACCGTTATTATATGCTATTCAAAATTTAGGTGCTGGTGGCATAAGATTGCAATTTGCAGACGGTAACTTTGCTAATGTACCAGTGGGCTCATATAGATTTTATTATAGAACAAGTGACAACGAAAGATTCAGTTTACAACCAGATGATGTAGGTGCTATTGTGACCACAATACCATATACAAATTCCAACGGTGAATCTTATGAGTTATCAATTACAACAAGATTAGAAAGTGCAGTAAACAACAGTTTACCTGCAGAAACATTAGCAGGTATAAAAGAACGTGCACCACAAGCATTTTATGCTCAAGACAGGATGGTATCAGCACAAGATTATCAAGTGTTACCTCTTGCAAAAAGCACCAATATTGCAAAACTCAAAGTAACAAACAAGACTCATGCAGGACACAGTAGATATATTGATATCACCGATCCTACTAGTACATTCCAAACAACAACTTCAATAGCAGAAGATGGTGCACTGTATTCTGAAATTTCTAACTCTTCAGATTCATTTGTGTTTAACAGCACAAATACCAGTACAGATTTTATCAACACAAAATTGCCAACAATTTTAAAAAATTTAAAATTGAATGATTTTATTTACAGTGATTACAGAGATGCATTTTTAAACAGACCACAATATAGTGATATGTTTGATCTCAGTTTATTCAATATCAGTTGGAATACATTGCCTAAAAAATCTCAAGGACAGTTTGGGTATCTATCAGAAACATACACCACTAACAATGCTGTGGATGTTAACATTGCAAACAACTTGTTTAAAATCATACAACCAGGTTGTATTTTAAAATTCTATGATCCTAACAATATCGGAGATTATGTGTGGACAAAAATTGTCAGCATAGACAATAACGGAATAAGAACTGCAACAGGTAGTTCTACGACTGGTCCTGTAAAATTAGACAAAGAAATAAAAGACGGTTGGAAAACAGACGAAATAATTTTTGTGTTGAGAAAAACTTTATTCACATTAGAGAAAACACAATTATCTGAAGCAATCGAATCTAAGAGAACTTTTGGTTTAAGATTTATGCCAGAAGATAACAGATTTTACATAATCGAAAATAACAACTTGAGCAGTGATACAACGTTCAGTGTTGCCAACACAGGCGATGAGACCGGGTCAGGTGCAGATGCAAGTTGGATTTTAAAATTCAACTATGTGCCCATTGACACGTTATCTTATAGATACAACATCGAAATACGTGGCACACAGTTTGTTTTTGAAAGTCTAGAAGATGTAAGGTTTTACAACATAAACAGTTATAGAATCACTGACAGCGGATCTGGGTTAGCAAAATATGACACGGTAGAATTAACAACACTCAACGTAAGACCCAGTTTCAGCGAAACATTTGAATGGAGAGACACTGACAATGATGGTAACGATGTAGGAGATAAATGGTATCTTGTGTCAACAGGTGATACATTTAATGAGATACCTTTAGTATCTAGAAATACAAAATTCAGTGATGTAGAAGTAAGTTTTATATCTAATTTTGGTCTGTATACTAACGGAGACTCGGGGGCAAATACTTTTGTAGATGAACTAGAACTATCATTAGGCACAAGCCCAAATACAACTGATGATGCAAACGTTGTTATAGTAAACAATGCAGGATTAATTGACTCGTTACCCACAGTTAACATTGAATTCACAAATGCAACTTTTGGTTCTAATATTTTAGATGGTAGCGGAAATATTGCTTATACATATAACGGTGTGAACAGGACACTTGCACCAGGAGCCGCTGGTGATGGATTTGGTTTAAAATTACTAGACAGTAATGTATCAAATCAAAGCGGTAATCTTCAAATAGATTTAGACAGCAGACATCATTATGGAATAGATGGCACTGCTAGACAAAATAGAAGTGATACTGTGATTGTAAAATATATTCAAGATACTGGTAGATTAGAACAACCTATCATTTACAGTGCTGTAGATAATTTTGTTTATAGCGATGGTTATACAGATCCTAAAAAAGTTAAAATTACACCAGTGAACACACAAGGTTCAGACTCGCCTGACAACCCAATCCAATTTAGTGAGTTTGTGGGTGCTGATGATATAGTGTTATTTGAAAATTATGAAGATTTTGATGGTTACACATATACCAGACCAGTAAAATCAGGTATATTAGATTTGAGAAAAGAAAATTTAGTAGAATTTAATTCAGACTGGAGTTTAATTTGGGGTGTTTCAAATCCAAACGTAAAATACAGCACTGCCAATTATGAGTATTATTTGGTTAAATTCGAAAGTGTGATATCCGGTACTGGTGGTCAAAATAGTTTTGATAACACAAATGGATACTTGCATAACAAAAAAGTATATGCAAAAGACACGGGTAAAGTGTACCAGATGTCTAAAAGTAGTACAAATTTAGATAGAGTGTCTCATTTCGAAAGTTCCAATCATTTTGCTAAAAAAGGTAGAAGTTTTACACAAAATACTCAAGCAACAAGACAGCAAGGAGTTATATTCAAATGGACACATATCGCAGATAATAGTGTCAGAATAGATCCTAGCATCAGTAACATACAAGAAATGTTTGTGTTGACAAATTCTTATTACAACCAAATCTTGTCTTATTTGAATGTTCCAGGCACAGCATACCCTACACCACCCACACCATCAGAATTGGAAAATGAGTTTTCTAATTTGAAAGAATTTAAATCGGCAAGTGATCAGTTGGTGTTTAGAAGCGGTAAATTTAAATTGCTGTTCGGAGATGATGCTAAACCAGAATTACAAGCAAGATTTAAAGTGGTTAGACTACCAGGAACAAGTCTCAGCGATAACGAAATTAAAACTCAAGTGATTGCCGCTGTAAACAGATATTTTGATATAGCCAATTGGGATTTTGGTGACACATTCTATTTCACAGAATTAAGCAGTTATATACATCAGCAGGTAGGTAATGCAATAGGTAGTATTGTGATTGTGCCTAAAAACGCCAGCGGTGTATTTGGAGATTTATTCCAAGTTAAATCTGAATCTGACGAACTGTTTATCAGCACAGCAAATATACTAGATGTTGATGTAGTAGACAAATTAACTCACAGCAACATTAGACCAGATAAAACATCAACAGGATTATTATCTACATATGAAGGCGCCGGAAATGCAGTAGGACCTTATGCTATAAATGGATATTATCCATTATATGCAACCAAAGAAGCGGCAGATTTTGCAGGTGATGGAACAAGTATGACTCACGAATTTTTCGGAAAAGTATTTTATATGCCTAATGGTGTAACACAATATCATGGAACATACGTTATCGATCAAAGTGTGACAAGCACATCATCGAACAGTATAACTTTAAATAACACAATTACAGGATCTAATCCTAGTAATTCAAGTGACAATGGATATTAAAAAACATGTCAGAAAAACAGTATAAAAAACTGCCAGGTGCAATACAAACAACTGTAATCAAAAACTTTTTTGAAAGCACAGTTGAACAACTGTTTAGCAAATCGAATGTAGAAAATCTTTCTGCATACATAGGTAGAAAAGAATTTGATGACTACAATCCAAGTATTGACACATATATCAAAGAATCAACTGCTGACAGAGAAAAATACAGTTTAGAACCAGTAGTTAACAGCATAGACCAATTAACTGGTGAAAGCACCAATTTAATGTTCTACGAAGATTTTTTGAATGTGCTAAAAAGTTACGAAGTTGACACTAAAAATCAAAACCGTATTTTTGACACAAATTTTTACAGTTTCTTACCACCAATAGACATTGATAAATTTGTAAACTACCAGGAATATTTTTGGAGTCCTACAGGACCTGCTCCTATTACAATTACTGGAACAGCAGAACAACCAATCAACATTCTCAAAGATATTTTAGGTAAAAAGTTTTTTACAGACGCAAATGGGTATAGTTTTAAAAACGGTGCTGTAGTAGAATTTGCAGGCGATTATGTAATACCAGCATCATACAAAGATAAAAGATTTATTGTTGAAGGTGTGGGTGATGCAATAATTTTATACAACAAAGAACAAAATTTTTCTGCACAATTTTCTACTCCGGCTCCTGCACCATGGGATCAAGAAGTAATTACATCAGAATCTAATCTGATATTGACAGATATTCCACAGGGTGCTATATCTGAAAGTATTATTGCAACACACGGTTACTATGATAGTGGGTCTGGTAGATATTATTATTACGATGAATTAGGTCAAGCCACAGAAATAGAAGTAACATCTTTAAGCGATACAAATCTAGACGGACAACCATACTGGGAAGGTTACAATGCAGGTGCAGAAGGATTTTTATCATATATCAATGACGGCATATATGGCTTTGACGCAGAGCCTTGGGACGGAGGTAACACTCAAGAAAATCCAGATTATATTTTAATGCAAAGAGGTTCTATAGATAACAATATTTGGAGTAGAATAAACTTTTGGCACCACAAACAAACTTTTATAGATGCTGACACTGCATTGCCAGGTAAAGAATACAGAGCAAAACGACCTATTTTAGAATTTGATAGAAACATTGAACTGTATAATTTTGGTACTACTGGTAAAAATTTTAGTGTGGATTTAGTAGCAGAAGAATATACAAAAGAACAAACAGAAGGCAGACCAATAAGTGCTCCTATCGATAGTCAAGGTATTAAAGCACAAAATTTAATTCTAATACCTAATGATACAAAAGACATTTCAAAATATGTTTATGTAGTTAATGATCGTGTGTCTGCCACAGTTGTTGGAAATGTAACTAATGCAACAGCATTCATAGTTGACTCCACCGACAACATATTTCAGTATGCACAAATAACCAGCGATAGTATTTCTTCTACAACATTGGTATCTAACATAGATGTGTCAACTAATACAATCTACACAGATGCAAATGTCACTTTAACTGATGGTGATACTGTTACATTCCAAGGAAGAGTAATACTGACAAGACACCCAGATGAATCTAACCCAGAAGGTGCAGTAGACGGTGATGGTAACTTTGTGCCTTATGAACCGGAGACAGGTGACTCACTGTCAGTGCTGTTTGATTCACAAAATCAAGGTAGAGAATATTATTGGAATGGAGAAAAATGGACAGCGGGACAACAAAAATCTACTGTAAATACTCCAATTAAATTTAAATCATACGACAACGATCGTGTGAGTCTCGATGACGAATTAATTTATCCGCAATCAGATTTTGCAGGGTCTAAAATATTTTCGTATAAAAGATCCTCTACTAACACACT